CGGTTCTAATACCGATCCATTTGCTTTTTCTTGTAAAATAATCGGTAATGTCTCTGCATTCCATCCCTTTCTAAAGTATATATGTTCCTTTCCAGTACTGTCTTTATATAATAACCTATTACCTTGCTTAACAAGATCGCCAGATTTTTCAAATAGATCAATTAATCCACTGTATGGACTCATTCCGGTCTCATATGGAATCTCAACTTGCACTGACTCAAATGGTTTTGAAAATCTTGTTTTCATAACTTTCATTGCGGCTCGAATTCCTAAAACTTCAGAAACCTTGTTACCATCTGCATCAACCTTAAGTTTTAATTTCCGCATAGCAACAACAATAGAACTTGCATACACAAATCCTTGGCCTCCTGATATCTTGTCATCTGGGTTAAACATATCCTGTGAAGCATATGTATGGTTTGTAACTATAAATCCAATTGGATATGGAGCAATATTATTAACTGTATTACGAATTAATGCTGTAAGCGCCTTAGGCTTGCGTCCTAAATCACCTTTTAGATCGCCGGCTTCAAATTGTTTAATATCTGTTGGCGATAACAACATACCTAAACTATCAATAATAATTACTACTTTTGGGCATTCGTCGTATTCCTTGCCCGCATTTTCTGCTTTGTATCCTTTAAGAAATTCTGATAATGTTTTAGCAACACTATCAATCATAGATACATTAATTTTTAGAAGTTTATCTTCGCTTGTATCTACACCAAGTGCTTGTAGCCAAGTATTGTCAAGTGCATTTTCACTGTCCATCATAACAACATAGCAACCGGACGCCTGTGCATTACGAGCTAAGTTACCGCTTACAACTAAACTTTTACCGGATCCGGATTCACCAGCAAACATTGTTACCTTACCAAGAGGAACACCTTTATAAAAGTCTCCGCTAATAAGATAATTTAATGCATAACTGCCAGTATCAATCCAGTCTTTAGGATCATTGAAGCCGAGACTTAGGCCCTCGATATTTTTTGTTAAACTTTTTCTAAATTTAGAAAAATCGTACGGTCTTCTTACCATTTGCAGCCTCCATATAAATGATCAGGAGGGGTTCCCCCCTCCTGATAACTACTATTAAGATGCATTCTTACGTTCACGAATCATAGCAAGAATATCTTCTGCGGTTGATTTCTGAGGTTCACCAGTAACAGTGTCGGTAACCTCTTCCTTAGCAGGTACCGGTGTATCAACCTCTTCAACAGACTTTGATGTTTCTGCTGACACAGTTACAGTAGGTTTTGAAGTTGTTCTATTCGGATTATCAACCCCATATGGACGATAATACTCTCCCCACTTATTAACATCATAAAGTTCGCCATCAACTGATGCTTCAAACATTTCATAGATTACCTCTACTCCTCTTGCGTCAGGACGCTTTGGTAGATAATCATTAAGTGTGAACAGACCATGTGTATCAATTGCCTCAAGTTCCTCTTCTCCCAAAGTACGCTCACGACGAGCCCAATTAGAAGTTGAATAATCAGCATACTGACCTTTTTGTGTTTTAGTAAGTCGGAAATCTGTACCGCTTGTATAATCGGTTGGTAAGTTTTCCATTTCAGGATCCATTAGTGCCGCTTTAATAATCTTAAAAATAGATGGATTAATAACAAAGCGTCTAACCGGATTCTCTGGTTTTACATCGCCTTCCAATGGATTATTTACAACAAACCCTTGAAAGATGTATGAACGCTTTTTCCAATACTTGCGACCAATGTCTTCAAGTGTTGGGTCCTTAAACCATGGACGGATTTTTGCGTGTACTGGACAGGTTTCTCCCCACATTTCAATGCACGGTACGTTAACCGTAACCGGTCTTGCTTCGTCTTGCCCTTTTACTCCAGGGAAAGTAATACGAATCATTTGACGCTCTTGCCAAAAGAATGTATTGCTTTCGTCCCCGTCGGGAAGAAAACGCATAGTTGCTGTAGTATCGTTGGGGATATTCCAAAACGCATAAATTGCGTTATCTGATTCGCGAGATCCAGACTGACGCTGATCCTGTTCCGCGAGTTTTGCCCTTAGTTCTGCCAATGTAGCCATATTAGTTCTCCTTTATTAGCCTAATGTTAGTTTTAAATTAAGTAATGTACTTAATAGATACAGTATAGTATCTAATTCAACAAATGTCAACCATTTTCATTAAAAATGGGCGAATAGTATTAGAGGATTTAACATTCCTCATATCGACAAGTTATTATTTAATAAGTATATTCATCATCTACTATTTCCATATCTACTTTAACTTTTGGAAATGCTGAATGATCTGGCAAATCATCTTTTACACTAAACATTAATTCTTTTACTCTTTTCAATGATTTATCTTTTGGGGTAATAGTGCCTGAGTAAATTGTATCATGGTAATAATCAGCAATAATTTCATCATCGCCGGCTTCAAGTACTTGCCACTGCTTAATAGCATTAGTTAAAATTGCATCAACAACATCTTTCTTGCTATCTGCAATCCAGGAACGACCAGGGCGGGCAACATCTAATACAATGTATTGTGTTCCCTCTTCCTCTTGTATAGTCTCGTTTAATAAATCATTAAATTTCATAATAATATTTATATCCCTGCTAAATGTTTAAGATGATTTATTGCTTCACTCTTTTTTGTTTTGCCACCAAAGTCTTCTGGGTGTTCTTTCCAATGTTTATTTAAGGCATCAACATACTTCATATATTTCTTACTAACATCTTTATTTTGCTTGCCTTTTAATTCTAATTGCTCTGGGCTGTCTTGATATACCTTATATTCAATTGCGGCATGTGATTCACCTTGCTTGTCTCGCAAACTATAAACCAAATGGCCTTCTAGTTGATCAGGAATCTCTTGAAAATCCCAATTATCTGGCTCATGATCTGGATCGTCTGGGCCTCGCGCAAAGTATTCATAATCTACAATAAATGCCGCATAATAATGATCAGTGCTTTCATACTTTTCAAATGTTGCGCCTTCCATATCTATGCCATGCGCCCAACCATGGGGTAGATCGTCTTCAAACCAATCAGGTTCCGCTTCTGGATATAATTTTTCTTTTGTTTTCTCAACCCACTTCATTAAACTACGAAGATTTGGAGTTATAGGTTCCGAAATAGCATTTTCTTCTCTTTTATCATGATACCAATAATCCGCTGGGCGTTCGGTTGCTTCGTTGTCACCTGGTTTACCTGCATCTTTCCATGCTTGATAAATTGCTTTGGCGCTGGCGCCAGTTCCTTTACCTGTTGGAGTCTCTTGTGGTGGACAATAATCATGCAAACAATTTCCTAACATTTCAGATTCATGTGCAAACTCTTGTTTTGAATCTAACCTTACCCACATAAAGCCATCATCAAATTTCATTATAATTGGTGCTTCTTTTTCTAATCGCTCTCTTTCTTTTGGATCGCGTTGCCACAATGGTCCTTGAGAAAGAATTTTCTGAGTTGCTGTTATTACACCTTGAAGACTATACTTTCCGGCTTCATACTTTCTGATAAATGGTTCAATCTCATTATACTCTTTATCATCCGGGCGGCTCGAACCGTATGCTTTTTTAAATACTTTATAAAGTGAGCCGGGAGCATCAGTGCCGGTGATGCCGAAATAGCGTCTTCGGCCGCCAGGAGTATCTTTGTCTGGAGATAACAGTTCTTTATATATAAACTTTTTAAGTTCTTCTGTTGTAGTTGTGTGGGCGGAATCTCTTTTTACAATATCTTTAGGAATATCGGCTTTTCTGTTATAAATTGTATAAACTTCGCCAGTTTTAAGATACGAAGGGTCACTATCCTTTGGCTCGTACAACGCCATATAATCAAAATCTAGGCCTAGATTTTGATTAATAATATCTTTTCTTAACCTTTTTAAGAAAGCCTCGGGATCCATATGTTGCATAATCCGACGAAATTCGTAATAAAGATTATCGATAAATTGATCTAATCGTTTCTGGCCCAGTGGCTCTACGTTAGCCTCTTCAAGTATTTCTTCGACTAACATAGATCAATCCTTTAAACGCCTGCTAAATGCTTAACTAAATGCTTAACACGATCTAATGCTTCTGAGACTTCGTCATCTTCATCGTCGTCGTTATTATCATCGTCAGTTTCTTCCTTTTTGCCATTTTTAGCATCAAGCATTTTCTGGAAGGCCGCTTTTTGTGCCTCGCTTTGTGCTTCGTCTATTTGTTCTTCATCATCTGTTTCGTTATCTTCAATAACTGGATCTACGCCTGCTAAGTGCTTAACCCTATTAATACTTTCTTCTTTACCAACGTCTTGGTCCATACCACCTGCGTTGTCAACACGATCGCCTTCTAAGTGTGCTAGGCCATTATCTTGCATACCTTGCTCACTCCATTTAACGTTATTTCCAATAATATCACTAATTGCTTTTTCAAAGCCCGTGTCAGTATAAATTTCATATGGGCCGTCATGATTAACATAAACATTTAAAGCATCTGGGTATTCATCATCGTCGTCCCAGTCAAATCCACGTGTAATCTCAACTGTGGTAACATGTACCGAGTCAACTGGTTTATCAACATCGTCCATCCAAATACTATCGCCTGCTAATGGAATATCTGTATTAACAGTAATCACTTCTGGCTCGTCATTTCCAGCGGCCTGGTTATCGTCATCATCTTCATTAAAAACATCTTCCGCTAATATCCAGCCATCTGCAAGATAGTCTTCTAATTCTTCAGCATCAATAACTATTACTTCGTTATCTTTTGAAATCATAGCATCACTGCCATCACCTTTATATTGGCGTGGCTCGCCTTCGTTAATAACTTCCTCACCACTTAATGCAGAATAAACATCTTCTGCTTTAAGATCGTATTCAGTTGCAACCTCTTCACACATACCTTTAATCTTACGGATTAATGGTGAACCGTCACTCATACGTGGCAAGTTTGCCATACGTTGTTTTGCATCAGCAACTGCGCGACTAAAGTCTACAAAATCATCTTCTGAAATTTTAACTGTTTCAAACAATGCTTTATCACTAGCAACATCTTCTAACCAACTTTCAAATTGCTTGCCCTCTGGTGCATACATATCATCCGGCATCTCTTCGGGATTCTCATCATCAATACTTGACCCGGCGGCCGCATCAGCAGAGGCTTTTTTAGAAAACAACCCTTCATTTCCGGCCTGTTTCATAACAGTTTTAATTATATCAACTTCTTCACTTGAAATGCTTACATCCTCGTCTTGCATTTTCTCACCTGTGCGGGCCAAAAATGCTGATAACAAATCATCTTTAATAAGTGCTGATAACTCTCTAATTTTGTAAGAGATCTCATCTCTTATACTTGCAAATTTCATAATATTTGCACTTGAATATTCATCCTGGCCTGCTGACGGTGTATAAAACTCTGCTTCTTCTGCTTTGCTTCTAAGTAAATCAATGTCTTTTAACTGATCGCCAACTGATGGCTGTGGTTTAACACGGTATTCAATAATTTTGGAAATTAGCGGTAATGATTCTTCAAGAGACTCAGGAAACTCTCTTGTAGTAAACATATCTTTAAGTTCTGTAACTTTTTCATCAGTAGTTTCTCGTACTGTATTATCAATCGATTCTACTGCTTGACCATAATTCTTAACACTTGTAAGTGCAACTAATTGTTCTTTAATATTTACATAACGTTCTTTAACTGCTTCAACAGCATTACCTGTTTCCTCACTAACAAACTTAGGTGATCTTGCATAACGCAAAAACTTTTGTACTTGAGCATATTCCTCTGACAATCCTGCGATGTGGCTTCCGACATCATCGTGTGGCACGCCTCCCATACTTACATGTCTTGCCATTGCTCTCGCACCTGCTAAATGCTTGTGCGGATATTGAAATCTTTCGCCGGCGCCATTTTCAATAAACAGTGCCTTAATATGACGGCTTCGTGAACCGCGTACTTCTTCGTCAATTGATTTTGTATGTCTCACGATTAGTTTTACTTTGTTATCATGTAATTGATAACTAGATTTACTACTTCCTGACATTGGAGACATACCCTCTGCCATATTTTTCATTGCTAATTCCTCATCATTCATTGATTTAACTGCTTGATGCACATAATCTTTTGGTTTTAATGTATGGCCAAACGTTCGTAGATCAAAATTCCATCTATTTTTAGTTGCAATACTTTGCAACGTTTTACGTAAATTCTCAATTTCATCTAATTCTACTGAATCTGGTTTGTGCAATTTTATAGTTTTTAAAATTTCATCAAGGGTAATCATAACATTAAAAGGCTTTAAAAAGAACCTTCTAGCCTCACGATCGTCAAGAGTTTTATTTCCGTTTGCAGAAAACATTTCTAAACGAAAGCCTGTACCTTTGACAACCTTGCGAACTTCTGTGGCTATATTTTCCATACTTGAATTCATATATGTATTTATTAAATTAGACCTAATGGAAGGGGAAGTTCGAAACCAGGATCATCATCAGCGGCGTTTTGAGCCATTCTTTCGTGGATTCTATCGTCATATTTTGCTAAATGATGACTAATTCGAAGTACTAATAACGTTGCCGCTACTAAATCATCAGACTCTCCCAATTTTGCCTGAAATTTTAATCCGTGTGCTACAAAATTCTTTAATTCTCTTACTAAATTATTACTATATATTTTTATTTTATCAGACTCTACTAAATTTTTAAGCATTGAACACATTGCTATTTTTGTCTTTGCTGTAGTAGTAAAGCCTTTTCTAAATCGTCGGGCGGCGCTTCCTGCTTTTGGTTGATTTATCATTTGTCCAGGAAAATTTTCCTCCCCGGTATATTCAATAACAGTTAATGCCGCTTCACCAAGTGTGTTGTTTTCTACACTCCAATAAATTTCTGTTTCTAAATGTGTACCTTCTTTATAATCTGTTTCTTTTGCAATATACAACAATATATCTTGCATAATTTTTAATTGGCGTTTTACTGGAGACTTATTATGTTGCCATTCTGCAACCTGCTCCATTGTTGCACCATCATAAACTTCAATGGCCGCGTTATTTCCGCCTGTACCCAAACTTGGATCCAAGCCAACAAGATAAATGCCGCCTTTTGTTGGTTTCTTAAACCAACGCACTTCTCCAGTTCTCAATACTGGTTCTCTTCCTTTTAAACCAACTAACTTTAATGGATCAATTAACGTTTCATCGTAAATAATAAACTCGCACAAATGCTCTCGTCTAAAACGTTCTTCGCCAACACGGGATCTTTCTCCCTTTGCCCATTCGTCATCGCGATCTGGGTGCTCTTGCCAAGTAACTTTATAACCCGAAAATCCATTGCGTCCTAATTTCTGATGATCGCCGTGCTCATCGATTGTATTGTTTGCTTCTCGCCAAATTGATGCAAATTGATCATCATCACTATTAGGTGTAGATGTAATAATACATTTACCACCTGTTGCTAATGTTGGAGATAAGGAAGTCCAGAATTCTTGTGCCACTCTTGGTTGCACAAATGCAAACTCGTCACAGTAAATAAGTGACAAGGACATACCACGTCCAGTATTGTCTGTAGTTGTTGCTGATTGTATTCTTGACCCGTTGTCAAAATCCATACTATTTCTATTATAGTTTATAACACCAGGACGAATAAAATCTGGTACGCTCTCATAAGCATAACGTACACGTTGCATAATTTCAGCAGCACCTTGGTATTTGTGTGCGGCAATTAATATTGCACTGTCTGGTATAAACATTGCATACCATAGCAAGTAGCCTGCGGCAACAGTAGTTTTACCCATCTGTCGTCCACACATATTAATACTAAATCTGTTCTCATGATAATTTTCTACTAATTCTACCTGATAATCATATGGATCAAATAACAACCTTCCGCGAACCGGATGCTGTATATACATAAATCTGCTCATAAAGTATAAAGGACCCGTTGACCTGTCCATACATTCTTTTAAATGTAGTATTTCTTCTTTAGTATACTTTATCGACTTATGAGCAGATTTAATTAGTTTGTTGTCTGTACCTTGGGGCATGTTATCCTTTAAAATTTCTTCTCAAAATCTACAACACGATAATCATTAGTAATCTGTAGATCGCATGGATTGTGATCACCATGTGCGATTGTTACTTCTTCAATTACTGCTTCTATATTTTCTTTCCAATAATTTAAAAAACGATGCGACCTAACAAAAGTAGGCGGAACATCCATATACTGCCATACAAATTGTTGCAGTATATGATTATAGTCAGGCATCCAATAATACACTGACATTGTGGTTAGACGATACTCTTTTAAAAGCATAAGAACCCTCCTTGACAAATACAACTGTAATTTATTTATACGATTAGAGATTTAAGGTTTAGTTGGGTTTATTTGAGGTTCGTCTGATTTCTGTTTAATCTCATATGTAACATCCGCAATATGTTTTAATAGATCGCCCATCTCAACGAGATTTCGTATATATCCTTTTGAACCCTCGCCTTTAAAATTTGATCTAATTTGAACAAGTAATTCTTTACCTGTGAATTCTTCTTTTGCATCGGTTCCAACCGGAACACCATAAATCTGAATTCTTGGAGGGGTTGCTTGATGAATTATCTTTAAATCAAACTGTTTCATTGCTTCCTGTAACTCTGGGCCAAAAAATAATTCTTTATATCCGGCCGCGTTTGGTGTAGTTTTTAAAATAACCATGCTAACTTTTGGGTCGTTACCTGTAGCAAACTGATTAATACCTTTATAAAGTCTGTCTAAAAATGTAACTTCTTTCTTTGTATTACCAGCAAGTTCCTCTTGTAACTCGGTATACACTTCTGCATATATTTTCTGTAAAATCTCGAAACTCTCTTTTCGGCTGACTCCCTCTAACTGGTCAATCCAAGTATCGGGTATATCTACTCCAAGAATCTGGTTAAAATATTCTTGAAAAACCTCAAATGTATCTCCACTAACTTGGCCAAACTGTTTTACATCACCTGTTTTAGCACTTAATAAACTAATTGTTGTACCATCAACAGTTAAAAATAAATCTGCTTTAGTACCTTTTTGATCCATTGTCCCATCTGATATCACTTGTACCTTATTTTTGACGCCATTTTCAATTATTGTTTTAACTGCGTTTGTAACAGTTTGATTAGTATTTGCATAGATAACTCCTGATCTATTCAATCCAACCATTTTAGGATGCCAGGTGCCTGATTTGATTGCTTTTTGAATTGCTGTAAAACCCGATCTATTCAAAACTAATTTAAAGTATAACTCATCGGCGTCAGAATTCGGAATGTTATTAGGGCCGAGATTAACCTCGGTCCAAACTTCGCCCTGTAAAGTTTTTTTGGCTGTAGTAA